TGCCATCTGGTCATCACCAAGATTAGACAGGCTGATGAGAGCAGAACGGCGTACGCCACCCACAACTACAACCTCACCAATCTTACACATGATATCGTGACACTCAATAGGCCACAGTCTGCGCCCTGTTGCAGCCTTAAACTTGGCTATAACAAACTCAAACAGTTCCTCTAGTGGTGCTGGGCCACTGGCACGACCACCAAATGTCTTGAGCCTTGCGCCAGCAGGACGCACCTCTGATACATCCCACTTGGGTATCTGACCTGCATATAACAGAGAGATAAGTTCACGCAAAGACTTTGCCCATCCGGGGCGGCTATCACCTACCTTGATTACTGTGTCTGTGTCGTGCATTACCTCATTAACGATAGGCAGCTTGTCCACGTTCTCACGCTCTACAGAGAAGCCTACACCAGTGCCACACATAAGTATGTACATAGTCTCATCAAAGGCTCTAGGGCTGTCTACAGGCACGTAGGAACAGTTGTATGCTCCTACATTACATCGGTCTAGTGCAGGGCCAGCAGTCATCAATGCTCTCATGCTAGGCATGATGTCCTGATTCAATACTGCCTCTTCTAGTTCTGCACGTAAGTCTACAGGTATAACATAACTCTTTCCAGAAGAACTTTGTCTGCCCATCTTAGATAGGTGATCTTCCATGTAGTCAAAGTATCGTTCTACTGTTTCAGCCCATGTCTCACGCCGTTGTTCGTCTTCTTTCCATCGTGCGTATCGTGATAGCGCAATGAAGTTCTGATAATCTGTAGGTAGGTAATTATTCATTTATCTCACTCCGTTATAGTTCGTATTGTTCTAATGTCAGCACCGTCTACGTCATAAAAGTATTCACGTATGCCATCTTCTATCTCTTCACCAACCATACCATCTGCAGGTACGGGGTATTCTTCATCGTCAACGTCAATAGTGATAAAAACTTTAACTCTCATCACTAGCCGCCACATCTTCTAGCAGCGTGTTAAGATACCACTGTGCTTTTTGCAAATCTTCTAACGGCCTACCCTTATAATCAAATCGCCAGAGGTATTTCATAATATTTCCCTGTAAATAGTATTTAAAGTTTGGTCCTAACGCAGCTTGTATAGCTGCAATACACTCAATACCAGATTGATTATAGTGAGATGGGCTGTTTACCATATCAGTCTCCCCAAATGCTTGCTGCGCCATTTTTTCCATAGTCCAGTCCTTTTTCATAGACTGTTTCATATATTCTTCATGTCTCATTAAGCACTCCCTTTTGTCCTAGAGGTAAAGTTAAGTTTAACTACATTGCCGTCACTCTGTTCAACAATAACATCAGGCTCATCATATTCTTCTTCAATCTCATTGTCAAACTCATCCATAACAAAAGAGTGAAGTTTATCACGAATACTTTCATCCTGCTCCATTAAAGGAACAGTAGCACAGAGCATTTTAACAAAGTGCATAACTTGGTAATATGAATTATCATCAAGAGGATTATTTTCTCCTGTCATTATAGAAATATCAATCTCTCCTGTCCACTCCGATTTATTCTCAATCGAAGGTCTTACTCTTATTACGTAGTCTTCTTCTTTTATACCTCTGTCTTTCATTTTCATCTCCTTTTTACTTTAGTGCCATTGAATTTAATGAATTTGGCATGTTTGTTTTTTCCTTTTTCCTTCAACCAATCTTCAGGTATGATCCTGTCGTAGTATAAGAATCCATGTTTTATACACCACTGTGCATAATTGCTTTTAGCACCTTTACGTAGCTTTGTACGACTGTTAGTAAAAACGAAACGTATATCCAACTTAGGATGTTGTTTTTTGATAGACAGATGTTTACGTCTATCAGCAACTGTAAATATACCTTTTGTTTCAATTATTATTCCGTTGTCCAACACGAAGTCTGGCGTGTAGGTGCGGTAAGCTAAATCCTCCCATTCAATCTTGATTTTTTCGTACAGGTAGGTCACACCCTGTTCATCAAGAAATTCAGCGACTTTTAACTCTAATCCACTCCTATAGCCATACTTACGTGCGGCCCTGAATGCTTTATGCAGCAATTACATCCCCCACATAAGCAATCATGGGTGGTACTTTAGCCTTAGACATAACTGAAGGACGCTCTTCAAGTTTATCCCAACAGTCAAAACGGTAGCTACAGAATTTACAACCGTCATTAAGAACTGTGTTTCCTGTTTCTTTTCCCCTAAATGTTTCGGGTACAGGCTCAAAGCATCTTTTAAACTCGTTGTCTTTTACTGTGTCTACAGTATTTTGTATTTTATTTACTTCTTTATCTAAGTCAAGTCCATTTGCAGGTACATATTTAAAGGCTCCATTAGCCTTATTGACTACCCACCAGCCACCTACTTTTTTGCCAGATGCCTTTGCGTAACCCGCAAGCTGTCCTATATAACCAAAGCCATCACCTTTTGCTAGTGTTTCAAAAGAATCAAACTTGTTGCTATAAGACCAATTAGATGCGGATTTAATATCATCAACAGCACCATCAATAACAATATCATATGTTCCATTAATGGATTCACCATCCATCTGTAAAGTAACTCTTTCAGGCTCTTCATATTTTACCCCCGCTTCTTTTAACAAACCTTTGAATACTGCTTCAACAATATCTCCTATCATCATATTCATCATAAAGGTTACAGGTTTAGGTATTGCAACCTCTGGTTTGTTTTTTTCGTACCAAAGTTGGCAAGTTGGTCTACCTACGTTAGACATACGCAGACCAAACTCTCGTTTTTTACCACTACCAAACTGGCGTTTTACAGCATCCATGACATCATTCCCAACTTGGGAAATAGTTTCATCAGAGATGGTGGACTTCCCGTTGGTAGCATCAGTCATAAACTGGTGTACAGCTAGTTCAGCACGATGTTTCATTAGGCTGCATCCTCTTCATCAATGTCTATGTCGATGATATCGTCAACAACATCGGAGTCTTCATCAGGAAGATGAGAGTTAGCTTTCTTTGCCCACTCATTGGCGATGTAGCTATTATAGTTATCAAGCCACAACATGAAATCACCGAACATATCCTGATCTTTCTCCGTCAGATCAATTTGATTTGATACATCAAGAGAAGTTATCGGAAGATAGAAGCTGTCACCGTTGTTAGCTTTACGCTCTTCTGTGTTAGCTATGATAGTATGTTGCACAGGAAGAAGCTGCAACTTAGCGAATTGCGTAAAGTTTGCACCTACAGTTTTAAAAGCATCACGGTTATCAATCTCCCAAATAAATGGGGTGACATCAAGCACCACGGAGTTACCTTCTGCATCTACGGGATTAACCATCTCAACTGTACCCAGAATAACACGCACTCGTTTAATCTCTTTGATTAACTTTTGTGTGTCAGCGGGTAGTGACTTAAAGTCCTCAATGTAGCCAGCAGGTTTACCACAGTTAAATCCCCCAACATTATCTTTTAGATCAATGTTTAGATCATCTGCCATGATAGACTTAACAAACATGTTAGGTTTGTCACCCATACCCTTGACAAAACGCTTGTACATAAAGCGAGTTAAGAACGGCCTAATCTTTACCGTAGGTGCGTAGTAACTTATCCCATCGGGCATATCTATACGATACAGGCCACCCGGAACAACTTCCATATTTACTTTCTTACCGTTTACGTCACCTAAACCCATAATAGGTTTATGGTTAATACGCATACGGGCGAGAGTGCTTGACTTTTCCCTAGCCGAAGTCTTCTCATTTGCGATACCCATAGCTTTAGCCATAGCAGCATAGTTATTGGTATCAATAGTTGTCAATTGCGTCATTTATCTCTTCTCCTTTCCAAAAAAGTTTTATAGTTATATCAGCATACATCCTTAGTGTCAAGCCAATTATCTCCTATTTTTGCCTCTAAAAGTAGCGGCACATTAAACTTAACTTGCCACTCTAATTCAATTAGATCAAGCAAGTCTCTGTTTGTACTATTTATAGCTTCAATGACTGCACTTTCCTCATCAGGATGAATGTCAATCACTATGCTGTCATGCACTGTATTTACCACACAACTCTTCATGTGGTCAAGTAGTTTTTCTATGTGGAGTAGTGCAATCGGAACAATATCTGCTGTAGCAAAAGACTGAACAGGATAATTTTTTATCTGAGTAAAGTGCGACACTCCCCCATTAGTTTTCCTGTATACTTCTTTAAAAGCGAACTCACGACCTGACGGGGTTGTTATTTTTCCCGTGTTGAGAGCCTCTTTAGCCAATCTGGAGTGCCAAGATGCAACCCCTTTGTATTTGTCATTGAAGTGTGTGTAGTAGGCCGCTTCTGCTTGTGTGCGTCCGTACCCCGTTGCCCCGTAAAGGGGCGCAAAGGTGTGTGCTTTTGCAGTTTGGCGATCCGTAGGTTGACCAGCATCGGTAATAACTTTAGCGGTGTACGCATGTACATCAAATCCAGTAGAAACTTCTTCAATTGCAACTCCATCCTGTGATAAAAATGCGGCGGCACGAAACTCTAGCTGTGCAAAATCAGCCTCAAGTATCTTACCCCCATCCCATCGTGACACAAATACTTTCTTTACAGGAAACGTGCCGCCACGTGGCATGTTCTGCATGTTTGGATTAGCACCCGACAGTCGGCCTGTTGCAGTGCGATGTTGTAGTAGACTTACATGTAACTTTCCATCAGCTTTAGTGTGAGTAGATATACCTTCTACAAAAGAAGATAGATAAGTATCCACGGCACTTAGCCTACGCACCTTTGATAAAAAGTCTACAGCATCATCCATTCCCTTTGCTCTGGCTGCACCCTCTAGTATTTGCAGGTTCTGTTTGCTAGTTGTGAAACCATTGGCACTGGCCCACTTTGGATTAGGAACTTTAAACTTCAACCCGGCAAGTTTATCAGTGTCAATAAATAGATACCCACTTGTGTCACATTTTTGACACCTACTAAGTTTAGCATATGGATTACCGTCTTTCTTAATCTTTTGCACGTAGCCATTGCCTTTACACTCTTCACATTGAATAGCATTTGTTTTGTACATACGCCGTGTCTTAGTGTTTATCATACTACGGAAATCATCATCATCTGCATATGGATCAATAGAGTTTGCCCAATCTGTTTTATCTATAACTTTACGTCCATAGATAACCCAAGATAACTGTTCTGGACTATTAAGATTGATCGGAGTGTCACCCATAAGTTTACGCACATGGGCCTGTAGATCATTGGTAAGCTGAACTCTCTCTGCTTCAAATTCATCCCTAACATCATCAAGTGCTTGCAGATCAACTGTGAATCCATTTCTGTATATACGTGCAAGACAACAGGCTACTTTGTTTGTTAGATCAACAGTCTTCATTAGCCCACTATCTTCTGGTGTATTAAGACGATACATAAGCCTATCAGCAAGTTGCTGCGTAGCGTTTAAATCAGAAGATAAGTATTCAGACAACTCATCATGTGGTATATCACGAGTGCTGTACCCCTTCTTAAAGTATTCTTTTAGTGTCTCTTGTTTCTTAGTGTCTAGGTCATACCTTTTTGCACAAGCCTCAAGAGACAACGGTTCCTTAACACCTCTCTGTAATACATATTCTGCAAGCATCGTATCGAACACAGGACCATCATATGTAAAGCCGGACTCCCACAGCCACAATAAATCATATGCCGCATTGTGCATTATTAATACAGTTGCTTGATCTAGCCAATCCTGAACAAGTTCTCTACCAAAACCTGTTGGTTCTACTTCACTGTGATCGAAAGTGACTATGGCTTTATTATCCTGATCTGTGAGCATACCCACCATAGTTAGTGAATTAACCTCTTCAAAGGGATCAAGATGCATTTTGCCATCCCTGTGTGTAACAGTGTTCTCTACATCTAAAGTAAGTTTCATTCTACGCCTCTATAAACTTTGTCATATGTAAAGGGATTTGATAAAAGTATTCACCCTTCCGTACATATTTATTAGGAACTTCTACGGGAGTCAAGTCCTTTATGTCGTCAGACCAAAAAGTTACTGCCCGTGTAGTAGCCTCATTCCAGATATAAAACAAAGTACGCTCATTGAAAAACTTACTCTTTCGTTCGGGTAACTGCACAGTTTCATATGGAAACTCATCTGTCTTCCAAACAATCTTAACTTCACACTCGACCATAAACTTATTCATCTCTGTCTTAGCCATAAGGTCTTGTGCATAACGATTGGGGTGTGGAACAACCTGACATCCAAGACTTTGTAGATGTTCTGTTGTTTTCTTTTTAGCCAGTTCGTCATACTGTTGATACAATTCTTTGTTAAATGCTTTACGTGCTATCATGCTACATACCTCGCTGTTTTATAATCTAGTTCACAAGTTACACGACCATGCCAACCAGTTAATTTATTCTTAACTACGTTGATATGACGCTCCATATCTTCATCTTCACCAGCCTCTGTCTTAACTGGATTCTTAGCAATCAGTAGCATCAAGTCTGCTTCTGCTGCCTTACCAGTACGGCTACCCTCCATCATACTTTGGTTTAGCTGTACCTTTCCTTCTGCCTCTGCCGATAGTTGAGACATATAAAACAATGCACATTCGTGTTGTTTCGCTATCTGTCTAGCATGAATTGCATTAGCTTTCAAGGCTTCATCTGCTCGTGCGAAGCCAGCAGTACGTGCAAACTTATCTCCCATATCAAGCAGAACTAAATCTGGCTTGTATGATTTACAGATACTCTCAACCCAATTCATGTCACGTCCTGTGGCATCCTTTATCTTGATACGTTCCTTTACAGGCTCATACAACTGCTTTGCTTTCGATGGGTCAGCTTTAATCTGATGCATAGTCATACCCGTTGCAGCAGTAAGATATCTAGCACCCACCCTGTGTGCGCCTTCCTCATTGCACAAGATAATGCAGTTAGCACCTTGGTGGGCAAAGCCACCCGGAGATGCAATCAGTGAAGCATGAAATGATGTCTTACCTGTGTTGGGCCTCGCTCCTATCTCAATCAAGTGACCAGAGTTAATGCCTTCAACCACCCGTGTAAGTGTGTTTATGTTAAACGACCAACGTGCCTCAAGATCATTTTTTTGCAATAGTGTTTCCAAGTCTATATCATCCCACTCTACATTAAGATTTGGTGTGAAGTCATCCCCATATACCTCAAGCAGATGACGTAATGGTTCTAGGCTTGACTTATCACCGTTGACATAATCAAAGCCAAGGTTCGCTATGTCCTCACCAACCACCTGTTGAAATAGCTTGGATAATACTTCTTGTGCAACATCCCCACCCATAGGCTGTTCTTTTTTGATCTTGTTAAACAGGCTCACGTAAGCATTCTTCTGTGCTGTTGTGAAGGTAGGATTGTTTGCAATGAGCAGTGCCTCAATCTCATCAGGTAACACAGTGCGTTCATATCTATCCATTGCACTGTCAATAGCCTGTTTTATTTTACGTACATCCTTACTGAACAATCTGTCAGGACATTTAGCCCCACGATGTTCATCATAAAACTCTTTATCCATTAAAGAGCGTATTAGTGAAAGTTCCATTTATCTATCTCCTATGTCGGTTAACTTCTCTAAGTCAGTTGGGTCACGATACTTTAAATCGTCATTTAATTTTAGAACACGTACATCTGATACGTACCCTCTTAATTCTTTTGCAAACGCTAGTGTCTTAGGTAAAGCATCAGGGTCTAGCGCAATTACTGCTGTCGAGAACTGTGAGAGATACTGCTTATGTGCTTCTGAAAGTGACGTACCCAACACAGCTACCCCAACTAATACATCACTACCAACAACTGCAGCACTCACACAGTCCTCAACAACTACGGCGACACTACCACAACCATGTACGTATGGCAAGTCACTATTTCCATATCTTTTCCATTTAGGTATTCGCTTGCTAAGTGTACGTCCCGTAGCGTCAACAATCTTACCATCGTGAACAACAGGAAACACAACACGGTCTTCTTTTACATCATACAAAAGACCTAATTCATCTTGATCTAACTGCCACCTAGCACACCATCTGTTCATATATAACATGTCACGTCTTGGTAGCACATACTGTGGAAGAACAAAGTTATCCTTCTTTTCATTCCCAAGTTGGGACTGATTTATTTTTAATACACTTTGTATGTCTTCCGTAGATATATGAACACGTGTGCCACCCTTAACACCACAAGAAACCTTGTAACAATTCCATACAAGACTACCCATGTTGTTTGTGATTGTAAGAGTATTGTACCCGTTACAATTAGGACAATTCATCCTTTTTGTAACTCCAATACCAATATCCATATCACTTATAGTGTTATATATATTTAACATATGTTATACACTTTCCTTTGCGGCACTTGCCATGCTTGTATCATGCTTTTTACGCTCCGTCAATGCATAATTTGCACTTTTGTATGTGTTTTTCATGTACGGTTTTACACTACTTGGATTTACATGTCCTGTAACCGACATGATTTGTCCCATACCAACACCCGCTTCAACCATTTCGGTTGTACCTGTACGGCGTAGGTCTGACAAACGCAACTCATCAGGTATACCTGCTTGCTGCATCAGTACCCTACCGTACTTGGGTAATTTGGTTAGTGTATATGGCTTGTATTCACCCGATATGGGGTATGGACGGGGTGCAACATATGGTTGAAAGCCAAAGTCGTTCTCTTGTTGTACCAACATATCATACAAGTCATCATCAATAGGTAAATGCACATCGGCTTTACGTTTGGATTGCTCAAGATGAACAGTGTGTGTTTCAAAGTCAATGTTATTCCACCTAAGAAGTCGCATGTCACCCAATCTTTGACACCATTCATACGCCATGTGAGCAATCAAACCTATATTACGGGTGCTAAAATCGCTGTAAGCGGCGTCTAACAGCTTCTGTACATACTCCCTACTCCAAACAACCTTACGCCTCTCAGCGGTCCTCTTACGCACCATAGCGAAAGGATTGGTCATACACAGTTCCATACGCAGACCATGATTGAGTGCAGTATTTGTGGAAGCTATTACGTGATTCGCCATGTGAATACCTTTTTCACACCAAGTATCATAAGCCAACCTAGCAGTGCGTGGTGTTATATCTTTCAAGTCATACTGGCAGAGGGGCAAGCCCTCCACCTTTGTATGTAACATGACCCCTATAAAGTATTGATACTGTTTCTTAGTTTCATCTGCTAAGACACTGTAATCATACGATATATAATAATCGTCTATAATAGGCTGGAGCGACATTATGCCGCTACCAGTTGCTTGAATGCAGGTGTTTCAATCCACTGAGAAACTTGGTTTTCACGCTGGAACATTGACACTGCATTAGTATCATTTCCAGTGTTACGCAGTTGGAAGCCGTTACGCTCATCTGCATATGTGGCGTAGTTTGTGAATGCGCTATACAAGCTGAACACATTGTTGCCACGATTGACTACCTCTTGCCTATACAAAGTGTACATCTTCTCAGCCTTACGATCAGACTTCAAGATTGTCTCAAGTAAAGCCTTAATATCAACACCTGTCAGTTTTGTATCAGCCCACTCTTGTAAACGCCGTGACTGTGCATAAAAGTCTTGCTTAGAGCGTTGTAGATCAGTGATAAACCTGTCCATGCTAAAATTTGACGTATTCTTACGCCTCACTTTGTCGTGTTCACCTCTAATCATACCGTTTGTACAAAAGAAGTCGATGGCTCCAAAGAAAACCATGTTGGAACAGCTACCATCAATACCGTGTAGGGCAATGACACGCTGTGACACCGTAGTTTCGTGCTTATCAGTGATAACTTTGCTTGTTACATTAGGCAAAAGCATATCCATCATCACCCAAGCATTGTTACGTGCATCTTTCCAGCGAATATTCATGCCGTTGCACTCATCCTCGCCTAGTGTCTCCGTCATGGTGTTGTGTACACCCTCAAAGAATGCACCGTGGCTGGCACATGTGAAGCTGTCACCGACAACACCAATGTACTCACCTGTAACACCGTTGATAACGTATTTTTTGTCTGAAACTTTGGTTGGCTCAAATTGAACATCAAAGTTAAGGTTCTCAGGAAGTAGTTCTTCCGCTGTAAAATCTAAAGGCATGTTTAGTTCTCCTTTTCTGTTAGTTCCCAACTTGGGAATGATTTAGTGTCAATTGATAGTCTGTTGTACCAGATAAAAAAGCAAAAGTCAATTCACTTCTCCTCTACAAGTTTGGTTAATAGCTCCTCAATCCTACCTATAAGAACATTGATTGTAGTCGCAATGTGTCCTGTGTCGGTAGGTTGCATACGTGCTTCCAGTTGTCTCACCTCCTCAATTAAGGCAAGAATATGTTGTTTATATGTTTGTCTATTCATTGTCATTCTCCTTTCATCCATGTGGGCATATCTCTACCCTTGTTGTACCTAGCAAAACGCATCTTGTCAACTATATAAAACGCACGGTATGCAATGATAGGCCACGTCTCATCTGTCTTGCAGTCATCGTGTCCACTGAAGCATTGCGGGTGTGGTGTTAATCCACCTTCTGGTATCAGATGTCTTGCATTCCACAGTGAACCCCAATGCTTGATTGCTCCATGTATCTTGTCATATCGCCAGTTGTAGTCACGCAACATGGCATCATATAACTTGAAGGCAAAGGTGTAGTTTGCTCGTGTCTCCATTGCCCACAGTGTGCATGGATGCTTCTGATGGACAGGCTTGTATAACTCACAGGCTTCTGCATAGTCAGGGGCATGTTGCCACACAGTAGTGCATAGCATCTGTGCTTCTTCTAATGGCATCTTGACAATGTGCTGGTCACATAACTGCTGGGCAATAGCCTCTGGTTCTTTGTCAATAATAAATCTATTCATGCTCACCTCCATTGCCTCTACCAAGCCCTCCAAAATACTGTGGCTTACGCTTGGCTGTTTCAAATACACCTGCCGTGATGAACACGCCAGCAATCAACAAGGCATGGGCAATGGCACTAATGCCAAACACCACGATGCTACCCATCCACATGCTGAAGATAATACACCACATCCAAGCCAATACCTGCATCACCATGTGACGTGTGTTTGTATCAGGTATGTGGCGCAGTGGATTGTACCTGTTGTCCATGATTAGTTTGTATACTTTAATCATCGTCTTTCCTCTCTACACAAAAGCATTGTTGGTCTAGATAGTCAAAGCCACGCATGGTGTTTTCTACATGGCATCCAGCTATCGTGTCATGTGTTGTCCACACTTCCAAGTGAAT